AAATAGGAGATTTAGCATGCTAGATGTACTAAAACCATTATTAGATAGCGATCTCGTTAATGAAGAAACTCGTGCTGAAATAACTGAAGCATGGGATTCTAAATTAGAAGAGGCTCGTGAGAGTGTACGTACTGAACTTCGTGAGGAGTTTGCACAAAAGTACGAACATGATAAAAAATCAATGGTTGAAGCAATCGATCGCATGGTAACCGAAAGTCTAGAAACTGAAATGGCTGAAATGAAAGAAGAAAAAGCCAAATTAGCAGAAGATCGTGTTAACCAAGTTAACAAAATGAAAGAATCAGCAGAAAAATTTAATAGCTTTATGGTTACTAAGTTAGCTGAAGAAATCAAAGATCTTCGTTCAGACAGACAATTACAAACTGAAACAGTTGCAAAACTAGAGCAGTTTGTGGTTAAAGCGTTGGCAGAAGAAATTAAAGAATTTGCACAAGATAAACAGGACGTTGTAGAAACTAAAGTTAAACTTGTTGCAGAGGCTCGTGCGAAACTAGAAGAACTTAAAACTAAGTTCGTTACAGAATCAAGTGAGAAAATGACTAACGCAGTTGCCAAGCATTTGAAAGCAGAACTTTCGCAATTACAAGAAGATATCAAAATTGCTCGTGAGAACACTTTTGGTAGAAAAATCTTTGAATCGTTTGCTAGTGAATTTGGTGCAACTCATTTAAATGAGAACGCAGAAATTCGTAAACTAGCGGATGCAATTGAAGATAAAGATCAGCAAATTGCAGAAGCAACCACTAAACTCAACGAAACTAACAAGTTGGTTGAGTCAAAAGAAAAAGAAATTGTCGTAATTAAAGAGTCTAATGAGCGTTCAGCAAAATTAGATGAACTACTTTCTAATCTTAATGATGAGAAAGCAGAAGTTATGACTAATTTATTAGAGGGTGTTGCTACTAAGAAATTAGAAGCGGCCTTTAACAAATATCTCCCAGCGGTGCTTAACGAGAATGTAGTGAAGTCAAACAAAGCGACACTTACAGAATCAGTTAAGGAAGTTACTGGGGATAAAAACAAGCAAGTTAAAGAAGTCAAGAAAGACCAAGATGGAAACATCATTGACTTACGTAAACTTGCTGGTATTTAAGTTAAGACATTAGGAGAAAGATATGTCACAAGAACTACTCGAAAGCCGTTGGGGTGAGACCAAAGATGCATTATTAGAAGGTCTTGCAGGAAACAAAAGATCCTCAATGGGTGTTATATTAGAAAACACAAAAAACTACTTAGCTGAAGCGGCTGGTACAGGCGCAACTGCGGCTGGTAACGTAGCAACACTTAACCGTGTTATCCTACCTGTTATTAGACGAGTAATGCCTACAGTTATTGCTAACGAAATCGTTGGTGTACAACCAATGACAGGCCCAGTAGGTCAAATTCATACACTACGTGTACGTTATGCTGAAACAGTTAATGCAACTGGTACTGCTAACGATACAACAGCAGGGGACGAAGCACTATCACCGTTCCAAATCTCAACAGCATATGCTGGTGATCAAACTGCTGGACTAGCTGATTCAACAGCAGGTAAAGAAGGTACAGGCGGCAAGAAGATTTCTGTACAAATTCTTAAACAAGCAGTTGAAGCAAAAACACGTAAATTGCAAGCACGTTGGACATTTGAAGCGGCTCAAGACGCTCAATCACAACACGGTATTGACGTTGAAGCTGAAGTAATGGCGGCATTAGCACAAGAAATTACTGCTGAGATCGACCAAGAAGTTCTAGCATCACTACGTTCACTAGCGGCAACAGAATTTACATACAACCAAGCAACTGTATCAGGTACAGCTACTTTTGTTGGTGATGAACATGCGGCACTTGCTGTTCTAATCAACAGAACTGCTAACTTGATTGCACAGCGTACAAGACGTGGTGCAGGTAACTGGGCTGTTGTTTCACCAGCGGCACTAACAGTACTACAATCTGCTACAACTTCAGCGTTTGCACGCTCAACTGAAGGTACATTTGAAGCTCCAACAAACACTAAGTTTGTAGGTACTTTAAACTCAGCTATGAAAGTATATGTTGATTCATATGCATCAGACGCTACTCCAGTACTAGTTGGTTATAAAGGTTCTTCAGAAGCTGATGCGGCGGCGTTTTATTGCCCATATATCCCACTAATGTCTTCAGGCGTTGTGTTGGATCCAGCAAGTTTTGAACCAGTAGTATCATTCATGACACGTTATGGTTATGTTGAGTTAACAAACAGTGCTTCATCGTTTGGTAACGCGGCTGACTACGTGGGTGAAATTGCAGTTTCTAACTTATCATTCTCGTAAGAGCAGTAAGTTATTAACAGTAGTTACTACTACAGTTAGAATTAAAAAGCACTCATTTATGGGTGCTTTTTTTTGACCTACGTTTCTATTACTAATTAGCTAAATAGTAATGCTAGTTACACGGGGTAATTAGTTTATGCTGTTTAACCATATCAGCGTAGTGGATAGAACCCACATTGGACTTCTATAAGGAGAAATATAAAATGGGTAGACCAATAGATAAGTATTTTTTAGGCTTAACAGGCGGTAGTCCAGCTACTATTCCTGTAAGAGGAAAAGTTTCAGGATCAGCAGAATTTGAAGGGTATATTAAGAATCAAAAAGGTTCTAACAAGTTTACAATTTCAAATGATGGCGGTACAGTAGAAGGTGTTTGCTACTTAGTAAACAAAGTTACTGGACTGGCAGATGCAGAATGTGCTATTGTTGGACAAGCAACAGGCGAAAATGTTGCTATTCAAAAAATCACTGCACACAAAGCAGTTGGTTTTAATGGTACAGTTTATTCGTGGGCAGTAGCAGACGATTCAGCAGAATCTCTAATCATCCTCACAGCTCTATAATTCCTAAAATTATATAGTCAAAGAATCCTTTGTGTTAAATACAGCACAAGGGATTTTTTATGACTTATGGATTTGCATTAGGTAACGGCCGCAGTAGGCAAAAGATAAACGTACAGAAAATAAGAAAGTACGGCCTTGTTGCTGGGTGTAATAGAATATACGAAGAAGAAGCAGTTGACATACTTGTGGCCACAGACAGACAGATGGCAAAGGAAATTGAAGATACTAGGTATGGGCTAACACATGAGTTTTGGACACGCAGACCAAGACCTGATACAGGTTCTAGAAAGTTAGAAAGACCAACATACGGTTATTCGTCAGGGCCTGCTTCTATTGCTTTGCTCTGTGAAAAAGGATGTACTAAAATTTATTTGTTAGGTTTTGATCTTGGGTCACCCGATCAATATGTTAATAATTTATATGCTGGCACAGCTCACTACAAAACAACAGACATGAAACCTACCTACTACGGCAATTGGACCAAGCAACTACAGCAAGTATGCGATAGATGGAGCAATAATACATTCTATAGAGTAATGGGTCCTGAAAGTACTTGTTATGATTTTGAAAGAGCAAATATCATTGATATAGATATAAGCAAGTTTACAACTATGATAAATAGTTTATAATAGGATAAAACTATGAGTGCAAATAAAAGAATATCGGGTGATTACAATATTGAAACTATAAGTGGTAATGTTGCTATTACCTCTGATGTTATTATATCTGGAAACTTAACAGTCAGTGGTGCCCAAACAGAAGTTACTTCAACAAATACGAATATTACAGACAGGGTTATTACACTTAACGACGGTGAGCTAGGTGCTGGAGTTACAGGAGTTCGGTCAGGGATTGAAGTTGATAGAGGTACATCAACAAATGCTCGATTCGTTTATGATGAAGCAACTGATGCTTGGCAACTAGATGACGGGTCTGGATCATTAGTTCCAGTAGTACAATCAGTTACAGGACTTACTGAAGTTGTAGATGACACTAGTCCACAACTTGGCGGAGACTTAGATGTTAATGGAAACAAGATTGGTCAAGCAAGTGCAGATGTAACAATACTAGCAGAAGAAGTTAATTTAGATGCAGACGCAGTTAGGATTTTAAATAACCCAGGTACTCCTAGTTCTGAAGCAGGATATAACAAATTATATGCCGCAACACCAGCAAGTGGCGGAACAGGATTATTTGTTACTAATAGCACAGCAACCGAAGAATTAGTAAGCAAATCAAAAGCCATAGTATTTGGCATAATATTTTAGGAAATAATAAATGGCACTTACAACCAATTTAATAGCAGATTCAGCAACCACAGTATACACATCAAGTGGAACAACAGCGTTGACTTATCTATCTATTACAAACTATACAGCATCTGCAGTGGATGTAGATTTACATATTGTACCTAGTGGTGATTCAGCAGGAGATGCAAATCTTGTTGCAAAAGAATTAACAATTGATGCAAAAGATACATTTTACTTTTATGGTGGCGGAGAAAAGTTGTTATTAGATGCTTCGGACTTTATTAGTGCGACAGCAAATACAGCTACATCATTAAACTGTGTAGTTTCATATACAACAATTTAATATATAATGGGAAGATTTTTAAAAATCACAAAACCCCTAGGAGGCTCATTGGCCCAGGCTGTAGAAATACCAGCTGGATCAAGTGCGGCAAGACCAGTAACACCTAAGTCAGGTGCTATTCGATTTAATACAGAAATTGCTCAAATTGAATTGTTTAACGGAACTGAGTTTGTAGCACAAGCAAAAGTAGGTGAAGTTGATTTAACTATTGACAGCTTCACTGGAGATGGAACAACAACCACTTTCACAATGGCTCAAGAGCCATCCCATGCAAGACAGATTATGGTATTCATTGGATCTGTTTTTCAAGACTATGCTACGGCATATACAGTACTAGAAGACGACATTACATTTACATCAGCACCTCCTACAGGTGAAACAATTAATGTTATACACGGTCTTGGTAGTACAGACACTGCTTAATCAATTCAGATAAATAAACACATAAGCAACATTTCGTTGTGGACAGACCGAGGTAAACCTGCGAATGAACAAGGTTATCCGTGAAACACGGAGGATAAGGAGACAGTATGGCTATAGGCCGAATATCTGGACGCATGCTCAAGGACGACCTTGCTCGTGACACCAGTCTAACATTTGACACAGATACACTAGCTATTGATTACACCAATGATC